ACATAATAATGGGTCGTTCCAATCTTGATATAGCTATCATAAAGAAGATCATCTTTTAGCTCGTTGAACGCATCTTCAAGAATGTAGTCAGGTGCTTCAATAACGTCTGTGTGTGCGTTAACCTGGTTGCTAACGTGGCAGTAATTAGTTAATGAGTTCATTTCGTTGCTCCAAATGTTTATTTGTATAGTTACAATGTATGCGAACAAACAAAGTAAAGCAAGTAAAATGTCGGAAATGTATGATAAAAGCTAATTTAATTGCAAAATATTGGATTTATTGGGTATTACTGGGAGGGGATAATGCGAATAAAAACGAGTTAATTGTTATTGATTTGGGCAATTAGGTATTTGGTGGGCCTTGAGATTCGGAGTCTTCTGTAAATTTCCCACCCATCAGATTTTGTTTTTGAGTTCTACAATTGCCAGACGCGACTGCATGTTTTGGTAATAGCTTTGACATGTGATCTGTAAAGATTATAAACCACTTCCAGATACCATCTTCAAGCATGTACGCAAGTTTTTTGCATCGCATTTTTGAAAAATTAAAATTATTCATAATATTTATTCGGCTATGTATGAGCCGACAATTACTCCTATAACGTGTGTGTTATCGTTAAATTGTTGAATAGGGTAAGCAGTATTTAATGGCTTCAAATACTTTACGCCACCATCGACAACGTATTCTCTAAATACAGACTCATTAGATGATCTGTCTATTGCTATTACTTTATCTCCTGTCTTTTCTGTTTTGTTAGGGTCAACAAAAATAAGTGTACCTCTAGGGTACGTCCTACCAATGCTGCTGGTCATTACGTCATTTTCAACTTCTAATGCAAATGCACTATCGGATATGTCGTGGGGACACCCAACCCAATTAGTATTATTTTCAAGCATAAATGTTCCTTTATATATGCTTTCCAAAGAAGCCCAGCTTATTACGGGTGCTTTCTTTGTCACTGGTTGAAGTTTCAAGCCAGCAAGCAATCCAAGCTCGTCAGCAGACAGTAATTGCTCTGTTGAGTACCCAAACGCTTTTGCTAGTGAAACCAAAGAATCACCTCTAACTTCCGCTAAAGGGTCAGTTTCTATCTGGGCTAATCGCCCCCTACTTAATGATGTACGTTTGGCAAGTTCATGTTGCGTCCAGCCCTGGTCTTTTCGCAAGTTTTTTATTCGTTTACCTAAGTCCATATTCATTAATTCCTACGTTGTTAAAGATGTTAGCCATCTTACATCTTAAAAATGCGTGATAGTTAGACCTTGATTGTGCTACATACAAACAATGTTTGTTAAAGATATATTAATTGTGGCATAAGCAAACAATTGTGGTAATATACCTTACATGAAAATACTTAAATCAGAAGCAATAGCCTCATTTGGTGGTGTTGTTAAATTAGCGGAAGCCTTGGGGATTCGACACCCAGCCGTTTCGCAGTGGGGTGAGTTTGTGCCACCACTAAGGGGCTACCAGATTCAAGAACTTCTAAATCAAATAAATCAAGCTGATAAGTCAGAGGCGGTGGCATGACCGAAAAACTTTCAAATACAGTGGCATCAACTTTAGATGATGATTTGTATGAATTTGTTAAAGCTGCTGCCAGCAAAGAGGGTACTGATGTGGCTGGATACATTCGTGCTGCCATGAATCAACTCCGTAATGAGAAACGCAATGAATACAAGTTATGGCATAGCGTTTTTGAAAGACATATTTAGATGATTTAGATGATTTAGGATATTTATGAGTTTATTAATTTCTGAACAGCCTTTATTGATAATGCCAAAGCTAGCGGCAAAGATTGGCTTGAACGAGGCTATTTTGGCTCAACAAATTCATTACTGGGTCGAGAAGTCTGACAAGTTTTATGACGGCAAGAATTGGATTTACAACACGCATGACTCTTGGTTGGAGCAATTTCCTTTTTGGTCTAAAGCCACTCTAAAGCGTGTGATTATCAGTTTAAAATCTCAAGGCGTTATCTTTACGGGTAACTACAACAAAATGAAAATGGATCGGACTGTTTGGTACACGATTAACTACTCCCATCCCGTTTGTTTAGGTATCACCAAGTCTCACCAAGTCTCACCAGTAATCAATGACAGTCAACTAGATCAACCATTAGATCAAATTGAGCCAAAGGTGGTGTCACATTGTTCTGATGTTGATGCCAATTTGAGCCTTTCACATAAGGTCATTATGACCTCACCAATACCAGAGACTACAGAGACTACATCAGAGACTACATCAGATATTAATCATCATTATTTATCTGATGATGAATTTAAAGATTTATGCGAAATAAGAATTGCCAATCATAAAGCTAGAAAAATGAAAGCTCCTGATATGACTCAAAGGATTGCAAACACATTAATCAATCAGATTAGTTTAGCCATTAGTCGCGGATTTACTGTTGAAGATGTTTTGAATGAGTTTTCAACTACCACTTGGACAAGACTAAAGGCTGAGTGGTTAAAGCAAAAGCCTAGTAATGAAAACAATAATTTTATTGGAGGTCAGTATGCAGTCAATAAACCAGTTAATAACTCGGCCCCTGCAAGGGTCAGGGCAATCAACGCAGCAAAACAAGCACAGCGCGACAGAACTGAACGAACGATTAATTGACCGACTATGGGAAGTTATGACTGACCTATTTGGTCACAAGTGGACTAGCAGCCATGACTTTTCTGATAACGGCAGTTGGACTTCTTTTCTTGAGGATTTAAACGGAAAGCAATTTAAGGCTGGTATTGATGCGCTAAAGGATTGGACAGAATCATGGCCTCCCACAGCAACAGACTTTCGGAATATGTGTTTAGGCAGAGCTAGAGGTGGTGAAGAACAAAACATGATTTCAAGCCAGCAAGCAATCCAAGCAAGGTCAGCACCTTTACTAATTACTAAGCAGTTAAGTGATGAAGATATTGAATTTGGAAAAGAACAGGCAGCAGCATTGAGAGGGTTATTTGCATGAAGAATTATTTAGCAAAGCCAAAGTTAAAAAGCCCATATAAAGATTTGATTAATGATTACCAGGGGTCAGTTACTAAAGGAATGTGGGGTGAGTCTGGTGGCCTTACACACATTATTAAATCACAGCTAAACCCGACAGCCCGTAAAAAATATAACAAGGAAAGGAATGCCGCATGATCCATGAAAACAGCAGTGCCGCATATGCAACGATTCAAGACCTGATTTTGACGCACCAGTTTGCGTTTTTGAAAATCGTAAAAGAAAACCCAGAGTCTACTGCGCGTGAGATCGAATTATTAAGCAATGGCATACCAGCACCTTGGAAAAGATTGCCAGAGTTAAGGTTTAAAGGATTTGTCAGCAACCCGTACAAACGCCCATGCAAAGTCACAGGCAAGAAAGCAATGGTGTGGGCAGAAGCATGAAAGTATTAGTGGCGTGCGAATACTCTGGTCGAGTGCGTGATTCTTTTATACGCGCAGGCCACGATGCCATGTCTTGTGATCTACTGCCTAGTGATTCCAATTTTGGAAAGCATTACCAAGGTGATGTGTTTGACCTGGACCTAGCTAACTTTGACTTAATGATTGCCCATCCACCATGCACTTATTTGACTAACTCAGGTGTTTGTCATTTACATACAAACTCTGATCGTTGGACACAACTAGACGATGGTGCAGCCTTTTTTAAACGATTACTTGAAGCCCCAGTGCCACGCATTGCTATTGAAAATCCAATCATGCACAAGTATGCAAGAGATAGAATTGGTGGAGATAAATACAGTCAGATTGTTCAACCTTAGATGTTTGGTCATATGGAACAAAAAGCCACTTGCTTATGGCTTAAAGACTTACCCAACCTAGCACCAACTAACGTGGTTAAGGATGAAATGATGCTTTTGCCTAAAAACGAAAGAGAACGCTTACATTATTTGCCTCCAAGCCCTGACCGATGGAAATTACGATCAACCACTTACCAAGGTATAGCTGATGCAATGGCGGCTCAGTGGTTAATTCAAGAGGTAAAGGCTGCATGAGTTTAACTTTAAAGCAGTGCAAAGAGGTTGTTAAGCGAAAAAACGCTGGAATGTTATCTGCTGAAATTGCTAAAAAATATGATATGCCACTCTATCATGTGACGTTGATTATGAAGTGCAACAAAAACACATATCCATTAGATGAATACCTTTTGATCGACAACCCTGCTTATAAGTTTAGCCCATTGAATGAAAATAAATGTTCGTGGGATTTGCGCTTGAGTTTACGCCTAGCCA